CCAGGACGAGCGCGTCCGGCTTGCGGACGATCGGGAGGCGCCGATGGCCCACGTACAGGGCGATCGACGCGGGGTTCTCGTTGATCGTGGCGTAGGCGTACTTGCCCACGACCTCCTGGATGTTGCGCTTGTCGTCCGTCGGGATGACGTCCGAGCCCTCGCGCCAGAAGCCCCACTCCATGTCGGGGCCGGGGCAGACGAGGACCTTGTTGACGGGGATGAAGCGCTGGAGGTTGCCGGCGGAATCCTTGTAGGTCCCGTCGTAGGCGTGCCACGTGAGGCCCATGAACTGGCCGATCACGCCGCGCGTGAGGGCCTCGACTCCCTGCGGGGTCGACGCGAAGTACGACTGCACGAAGTCGTTCTTGATGAGCTTCTGGATGGTCTCCGTCGAGCACCAGACGTCGGTCGCCTGGTAGCCGGAGTCCTCCGCGATGAGCCGCTTGAACTCCTGGATGTCCGTCACCAGGTCGGCGGCGGAGTCGCTCCAGGCCAGGGGGATGCCGGCCCCGACCGTCGGCTTGTGGCTCGAGCTGAAGCCGTAGTCGATCGTGTGGTCCAGGCCGTCGATCTTCACGGTCAGCGAGCCCTGGAGGGCCCGCGCGATCATGAACTCGTCCTGGCGGTCGAGCAGCTGGCTCAGCGCCAGGAGCTCACGGCCGACCGTGTCCTCGGCGATGCGCTGCCGGGACGTGGTGCCGGGGTTGCGGAGGTCCATCAGGGTGAAGCCGGGGACGAACACCGACTTGAAGGTGTGCATCAGCTTCGCCGAGCGGTTGCCGATGACGTGCAGCTTGCGCTGCCCCGCCGGCGACAGGTCGCCCTCGAAGGTGTCGATGTCCCGGTCCTGCTTGAGGATGTCCCAGCTGAAGCTGTTGCCGGCTCCGGACTGGACGGGGAGGAGGCCCGAGGACTTCAGCAGCAGGTTCGCCGGCTTGAAGTCCTGGATCATGTCCGTCAGGGCCTCCTGCCTCAGGAGTTCCACGTCGATCATCTTGTTCTCCTTGCTTGGTTGTTGTTAAAGGAACGCGAACATCACGGGGAGGTCTACACCTCGTCCATGAACTCCACCATGGGGAGCACGCCCTTGATCTCGTCCTCGTACGTCGCGTCGACGTAGATGATCTGGGCGTTGTCCACGAACCCGTGGATCAGGCCCTGGGCCTGCTGGTTCTCCTGGGCGGTGGGGTCGGACCGCTTGCGCATGTCCACGAACCCCATCAGGATGACCGCCTTCTCGACGTCGGCCGCGTCCGGCGCGTCGGCGTGGTCCGCCGGGACGTACATCCCCGCGGCGTCGCCGGCCTCGCAGCGCACCAGCGCCAGGCCGGGGCGGAGGAGGAACTCCTTGCCCGTGTGGCCGTCGTCCGTGGCGTCCTCGTGGATCCGGATGCCGATCACCTTCAGGTGGTTGTGGTCCGTCAGGAAGGTGCGCGACAGCTGCGTCACCTCGTCGGACAGGCCGGGCAGCCTGTTGGCTCCCAGCTCGAAGTTGTTGCCGCTCATGTCTTTCTCCTTGAACTACTTGTTCGGGGCGTCGGTCTGGCTACAGGCCAGCCGTGCTACTTGCTCTCCTTGGCCTGGGGCTGCACCCGGGCCGCGACCGCCTTGGCGGCCTTGCGCGCGGCGTCGAGCGCCACGGCCTGGGTCCCGTCGCCGGTGGCCGCCGCCTGGAGCTGGCTCAGCGCCTCGCGCGAGAGTCCGGGCAGCGCGCCCAGGAGCTTCCGCACGACCGCCGACGCGTCCAGCGCGACCTTCACGACCTTCGAGCCGTCCTGGGACAGGCTCAGCTGCTGGGCCTCCGCGCTCAGGGAGAGCAGCTTCTCCAGGTCCGCCTGGAGGGCGGGCGGCACCTTGCCGCTCTTGACGAAGGACTCGGCCTCGCCCTTGGCGGCCGACAGCTTGACCTTCGCGGACGCGACCTCGCCGGCCTCGGCGGCCTTGTTCGCGGCGGAGAGGCGCTCCTTGAGCGTCTTGACCTCCGGGGCGTCGTCCTCCTTGGGGGTCAGGTCCAGCGACTCCGGCGCCGACTGCGCCTTCTCGAGCCGCTTCACCTCGGCGGAGAGCTTCACGTTCTCCTCCGTCGCGGCCTTCCCCGCCATGACCACCTCGGCGGCCTTGGCCAGGATCTGGTCCGGGGTGGAGTTCTCGTCCAGCCCCAGGCTCAGCGCCAGCTTCTTCCAATCCATGGTAACCTCCTACAAAAGGCCCTAATCTGGGCCGGACACTCTAGTCTTTAAGGGTCTTCTTGATGGACTTCGCGACCTTCCAGGCCTTCGCGCCGTTCTCGAGCGATCCGCGCTTCTCCTTGGCCGATGCCGTGGGCCAGGCCGCGTGCTCCAGGTGGTGCGCCAGGCTGTCCATCGCGTCGGAGTACACTCTGCGGGGCATGCGCTTGTTGTCGACGAGGCTCTTTCCCTTGGACTCGTTGATCGCCCGGTCCATGTGCTCTCGCGACACCTTCCGAATTTTCCTGGCATGGCTCTTCAGCTCGTCGCTGGAGGCCTTCATGCCTGCCTCGATCCCGCCGGCGCCCTCAGAGAACCGGCCGTGGTCGTCGCGCGGGTGCTCGTTCTCGTCCCATCCGGCCAGCGCCTCGCAGAACGAGGCCAGCCCGGAGCGGCTCTCGAGCGCCTCGAAGAACGCCGCCTGACCGGGGCGCACGGCCTCCTCGAACTGCTCGAGGCCGGTCCTGGGCTTCTTGCGCAGCCCGCGCTGGAAGGGCGTGCCGGCCTTCGTGCGGGCCTGCTCCTCGGCCTTTTTGCGCCGCTCCTCGTCGAGCGCCTTGGGATCCATGCCATGGCTGGGAGTTCTGCCGGCCGTCTTCCCGTACGTGCGCTCGTACTCGGTCCCGGCCTTGCGCTTCCTCTCCTCCTGGTCGGCGAGGTACTTCTCGGCCTCGCTGTGCTGCTTGGAGCCGCGCGGGTAGACCTCCATGCGGCGCCGGTAGTAGGCGTCGGCCTTGGCGTCGATCGCGTCGCTCATCTTCCGCTCGGCCTCGCGCTCCGCCCTGGGCCGCATCGCGTCCTTGCGCGCGGCCTTCTCCTCGGAGGTCTCGCGCATCCCCGCGTACCGGCTCTTGTCCGGCGCGAGGGCGTCGTGCTCGCTGGTCACGAACTTCTGGCGCGGCGTCAGCTCCTTGCCGAGGGCCCTGGCCGACTCCGCCTCGTGCAGCTCGGTGACCGTGATCTTTGGGTTGGACACGTGCTCCCACGACTTCTTCTCGATCTCGTCCAGGTCCGCGTGCAGCTGCTCCCCGGCGGACACGGTGCGCAGCTCGTACCCGACGCCCTGGCCGGTGGCCTGGATCTGGTAGTTGCCCAGGACGTTCTTGATGGTCTTGGCGCTGGCCCCGGTCTTGTGGCGGTACTCGACGCCGCCCTCCTTCCGCTCCCGGTGCTCGTACCCGCGCTCGTACAGGACGTCGTGCTGGCCGGCGTCGGCGTCCTTGGGGTAGCTCTTGGGCGACTCGCCCGCGCTCCCGCCGGCGGTCCACCTGCCCTCCTCGTCGCGGGGCTGGTCCGGGTCGAAGTCCATGAACAGCACGTCCTGCCCCAGCTCTCCCTCGGCCTCGGCCGAGAGCTTGAGGAACCCGCCCTGCTCCGTCACCACCGGGTAGTTCGTGGAGCAGATGTGCGTGATGACCTCGTCGTATACCTTGCCCTTGGGGTCCGTGTGGTTGAACTCGATGTTGACGCTCACGCCGTCGATGGTCCCGTTGTCCAGGCCCTCGCGGTGCTTCTCGTCCCTCACGTCCACCACCCCGTACAGGGCGCCCTCGTCGTCCAGCACCAGCTGCCCGTTCCAGAACCCGCGGTTCTTCTCGGGGTCGGTGTTGTGGCCCTTCGGGTACGGGATCTTGTTGCCGTTGTCGGCGAATGCGCGCGTGTTCCGCGCGAGCTTCTCAAGCCGCTCCTCGGTCATGTTGATGTCCTGCCCCGTGACGGGGTGGATCCACCGGCCCACGCGCAGGACGTCCTTCCCGTAGAACGTCCCGCCCTTGGCCTCGAGCTTTCCCTTGCTGAAGAGCTTCATGGCTACGCCGCCTCCTCGAACAGCCCGTCGTGAGACAGGGCCAGGTCACCGATCTCCTTGTCGGACATCCCGTCGAGCGCCTTCTGCACGCCCGCGTAGTCCTTCCCGTAGAACTTCTTGCTGACCGCGTGGGACTCCTCCAGGGCGTTCGCCACCTTCTTCTTGCCCTGGAAGGCGACGACGAACGGCTGCAGCACGTGCCTGCAGTTGGGGTGGAAGGGCGGCCCGCCGCTCAGCACCTCGCGCAGCGGCGGGAACCCGGCGGGGTCCTTCCCCTGCCCGATGAAGAACACCCTCCCGGCCCACGGCGTGCACGGGTCCGGCTTCCCCATCGGGTGCTTGCTGACCTTCACGTGGTCGACGCCGTTCTGCTGGAGCCGGATGATCGTGGCCACCTTGTGGGCCTCGCGCATCTGGGTCCGCGCGACCAGGTCCGCGTACGCGCGCACGGACATCGTCCTCCCGCCGGCCTTGACGACCTGCTCCCGCGCGACGCGCTCGAAGTCCTTGAACAGGTCGGCCGTGAAGCCGTGCTCCTGGAGCCGGCGCTCGACGTCGGGGCTGATCTTCCCCTTCAGCAGTACGGCCGCGATGTCGTCCGCGACCTGTCTCCCCGTCGCGCCCCTGGCGATGCCGCCGGACGTGGCCTCGACGATCGCCTTGCTCTGGAGCAGGGTCACCTGGGTCTTCCGGACCAGGGTCCCGATCGCGACCTGGACGTCCTTCTGCATGCCCGTGAACCTGGCGTTCATGGCGGCGACCATGCCCCGCATGGCGTTCTGGTTCACCGCCGTCCAGCTCTCGTTGATCGCCCCGAACCCTGCCCTCGCCCCGGCGATGGCGTCCAGGTCCGCCCTCAGCGCGCGCGTGGCGCCGCGGTCCCCGAGCACGTACGCCTTGGAGGCGGCGTCCTCGATCCACTTGCGTATGAAGGAGTCCTTCGAGGGGTCCAGCTCCCGCAGGATGTGGGACACCTTCGCGAGGAGGTCCTTCGCGCGCTGCGCGCCCGTGCGCGACACGCCCGCGGCGAGCTCGCGGATGATCCGGTCCATCACCCTCTGGAGGTGCTGGTCCATCAGCGCGAGCGTCCGCGAGTCGCTCAGGAGGCTCAGTAGGTCTCTGCTTGCAGCCATTCGGGTTGCCCAGGGCCTTACAGTTTAGGCCCTGGGCAAATGCGAAGTGCTGGGGTTCCTACGGTGCGAGCTCCGACGCCAGGGCCACACGACTCCAATCGGTGGCGGTGTCGCCGATCTTGAGGTAAACCTCCTCGGTGCCGGTCCGGAAGTACAGAGCCGGGACCGTGGCCGCGACGCCGGTGTCCGCGCTGGGGTCCACCGCGCCCTTGAGGATGGTCACGCCGTTGATCGCGGTCTGGGTCGCGAGCGAGGTCCCGAGGACCTCATCGATGCGCTCGCCCAGGCTGGCCTTCGTGACGAACATCGTGTTCTCCTTGAACTCAGGTCGGTCCCAAACGGGGGACTAGCCGATCGCCATCCAGGTCACGACGTCGTCGGCCGCCGGGTCCGTGGCGCCGTCGAAGTTGAGCCGGATCTTGGTGCCCGACACGGTCACCTTGGCCGTGTGGTACTTGGGGATGCCGGTCGAGCCGCGGACCTCCACGAACACGTGGGTCGGCGTGCCCGGCAGCGACGTCTCGATCATGATGTTGTCGGCCAGGACGTCGATCGCGGTCACCGTGTAGTTGCCCCGGTGCAGGATCTCGTTCCCGCCGTTCTCGCCGTCCGCCAGGAGGTCGGACTCGGCCGCGATGGTGTTGCCGGAGTCGCTCATGTCCGTGGTGAACTCCAGGTTGCCCGCCGCGCCGCGACCGTCGGCGTAGATGTGGACCGTCGCCGTGTCCTTGGGGTCGATGACCGCCGTCACCGGGACCGTGGGCTTGTTCGCGTTGATCTTCGCGATCACCTCGGCCGCCGCCAGGGCGTTCGTGGTGATGCCGGCCCCGCGGTCCAGCCAGACGTTGCCCTCGTCGATGTCGCCCTCGGTGTCGTTCCACTGGTAGGTCTTGTCGCCGATGACGATCACCTCGTTGTCCACGAGGTTGGCGTAGTCCTTGATCTGGATCGCGCCGACCGCCTTGCCTCCGAAGAACTTGTACCTGCTCATCTTGCAGCTCCTCTTGTATTCCCGCGGGGGCGGGGACGTACGTCCCCTGAAACCCCCGTGTTACCTAGTCCTCGAGGTGGCCGGACCTGACGAGGTCCGCCGCCACCGCCTTCTCGTCCGGGCCGCCGGGCGCGGAGGGCCCCTTGCCCGCGCTCATGGCGTCCATCTCCTTCTGCTTGTCCTCAGCCTTCTTGGCCCCGAGCGCCTCGAGCTCGTCGGGCGTGTGGACCGCGATGCCCAGGTCCTTCAGCATCTTGGGGCCGTCGACCATCTCCCCCAGGGACACGGTCTGACCGCTCTCCAGGATCTGCTCCGTCGCGATGAGGGCCTTCATGACCTCCATCAGCGCGGCCTTGGTGCCGGAGTCCATGCCGCCGGCGTCGACCAGGGTCTTGCTCTGCTCCCAGGCGTCCTGGCCGAAGTTGTACACGACCAGCGGCTTGACGATCTGCTCGTTGAGGACGGCCAGCCACTCCTGGGTGATCCCCTCCATCATCATCAGCATCGTGTCCTGGTGCACCGTCGCCATGGCCTGGCTGCCGGTCCCGTCGCTGGTGCCGGCCTTGTCCGTGATCCACAGCGCGCGCAGCTTCTGGAGGGACAGCCATTCGATCCGCTGCTGGAACATGTCCCCGCGCTTGTCGTCCATCAGGAGCTCGAAGTCGAACTTCCTGTTGCCCAGGTGGTCCTTGATGTTCGGCAGCACCGCGACGCCGCCGCCCCTCAGGCCCATCAGGGCGTTGATGATGAACTGGAAGCCGTCCTGCTTGCCCTCCGAGGTCTCGGCCACGGCGTCCGCCCAGGCCTTGAACGCGGGATCGGCCCGGCGCTCGAAGTACCGGTTGGCGAACAGGTTCATGGCGCAGCCCCACCACCAGGGCTCGTACGCCTGCTTCATCAGGGCCTTCCCCTGCAGCTTGCCCCAGACCTCCTCCTTGCGGAAGCTCCAGAGCACGGACTTCTCGGTCCCCACGCGCATCTGCGCGGCGGACTTCTGCTGCCCGCCCACCTGTAGGAGCGCCACGCGCTGCTCGATGCCGGACCACTCGTCCTTCTCCGGGTCGATCAGCAGGTTGATGAGGCGCGGGTCCAGCCCCTTGAACTTCTCGTAGGTCCAGGCCATGGGCAGGGTCTTGTAGGAGACGGTCCCGTCCTTGCCGGTCTCGGCCATGGTCACCGGCCCCGACTGCCAGACCTTCTCCGACGCCTGCCTCCCGTACATGATCGCCAGGCTGTGGGTCGAGGCGCACTGCCGGTACCAGCGGCCGAGCTCGTGCTCCACGAACAGCTTGATGACCGGGTCGTTGGACCTCACCTGCCACTTCATGTTGATGATCGGCGCGCGCAGGATGGCGGACCCGAAGGCGATGTCGGGGTCGTAGCTCATCAGCTCGTACAGGTCGATCCCGACCTGGCGCGGGTTGAAGACCCCGATCCACTCCTTGATGTCCCCCAGGATCCGGGTCACCCCGGACAGCTGGTTCATGATGGAGCCCGCCTTGGGCTTCGGGCCGTCAGCCTGGATCGCCTCCGTGTTGGTCTGCTGCTCCTCCTGGCCGGCCGGCTCCTGCTCGTCGCCGGGGCGCTTCTTGCCGAAGATGGACGCGAGCGAGAAGGCCATTAGAACATCCTCCCACTGGGGCGGTTGCCCATCACGGACGTCGGCGCGAACATGCGGCCGGCGGTCTGGACCACGGACTGGGACGCGGCCTGGCTGGACGACGTCCCGACCAGGGTGTTCTGCAGCAGCGCCTGCTCCCTGCCCTGGATGGCCAGGGCGGTCGCGATGATGTCGTCGTCGTGCGCGCCGCTGAGCGCCTCGATCTTGCCGGTGGTCTCGTTGGGGCCGAACATCCGGCACTCCCCGAGCAGCACGCGGTCGTGGACTTTGAGCCAGCCCTTCTCGATGTGCTCGCGCAAGGCGCTCAGCATCACGGGTCGGGTCTTCCCATTGGTGTCCCACCCAGTCTTGGGGACACTCTTGCGAAGGACCGGGTCATAGTCCAGGTAGTGGTACACGTTCTCCCAGTTGATCTGGTTCACCAGGGTGTTGATGACCGAGTGGCCGTGGTTGTTCCGCTCGGGCACGATCAGGGCGCCGTTGTAGTACTTTGCGATCTCGACCAGCTCGTGGGCGAAGTCCTCGGGCTTGCGCCGGTCGCGGAACAGGGCCATCTCCTCCTCGGTCTCGGCGTCGATGACCTTGGCGACCGCGTAGTCGCCGCCCTCGATGCCCTCCGACGCGTCCGCGCCGATCACGTACTTGTGGCCGGCCTCGGCTCCCTTGAACTTCACGAAGCCCTCGGAGTCGTGCTCCGGCGTCCCCTTGAGGAGGGCGTTGATGAAGTCCTTGGAGAAGTAGCACGAGCCGGACGCGAGGAAGCAGGCCTCGGAGTCCTCGGGATACTCCTGCGCGAACAGCCTCCCGAGCTCCTCCATCTTCGCGCGGCGCCAGGCGATCTGCCCGCACGTGAGCCCGTGCGCGGCCGCGAGCACGATCTCCTCGTTGGTCAGGGTGTTCCGGATCTCCTCGGCCTGCTCGACCGTGAGCGCGACCGTGTACGTGGGGTCGTCCCACCACGTGAAGAAGGCCGCGGTCCAGTCGCCCTTGCCAGCCTGGGCCTCCTTGAACCTGGTGTGGAACAGGTCGCCGACGCCGTTGGGGGTCGACTCCAGGACGGCCTCACCGTGCGACGCGGCCTCTGTCAGGCCGGAGAGGAGCTTGCGCTGCAGGTCCTGGTCGCCGCCGCAGGACCAGGCCACCTCGGCCCAGTGGAACTTGGAGAGCGTGTCTCCCCGGCCGGCGCCCTTCGACCCCGCGGTGGCGATGGTCATCAGGGACCGCAGCACGGTCAGGTTCAGGTCGCGCTTGTTCGAGGCCGTGAGCCGCTTGGGCCGGACGTCCTCGGGCAGGCGCTCGTAGAACAGGGTCGCGATCCGGAACATCGTCTCCGTCGCCTTGTCCTCGTGCCCGAGCATGATGACGCGGCGGTTCGCCTGGGTCGCGATCGTCCAGAAGCTGTGGGCCATCTCCAGCGTGGTGATTCCCTGGCGGCGGGCCTTGAGGATGATGAAACGTCGGGGGCGGCCAGCCTGGTAGGCCTTGTGCTTTGCGGCCCACAGCTTCCTCTGGACGGGGTTGAAGACCAGCGGGCGGATCGTGCTCCGCTTGTCGCTGATCTTGAGGAAGTGCTCAGCGTACGTCGGGAAGTCGGTCAGGACGTTCGGCATGGTCTCCATTAGAACCAGGGGGGAGCCTCCTTCAGCTCCACTTCGTCCACGGGCGTGGACGGCGAAATCTCGGCGCCCTTGGGCAGGGCCATGATGAGCACGGCGGCGGGCTCTGGGTCCGCGGCCATGAACACCAGGACCATGTTCCGGGGCAGGCGCTGGACCACGACGTACTCCCGGCCCTCGCGCGTGAAGTGCGCGCCCGTGAGGTCGCCGTGGTTCTTCTGGACGAAGTTCGGTCTCGCCATTCCTTCTCCTAGGCCGCGTGCCGGACGCGGTAGATCCTCATGTAGCTGCCGACGCCGATGCCGTTCGTGGCCGTCGAGATCCAGCGCCAGCTCGTGATGTTGGTCGAGGTCTCGTTCCAGATCCAGCCCACCATGATGCGGAAGCAGTCGCCGCCGCTTGCCGCCTGGGTCCAGGACGACTCCGCGGTCCGGATCTTGGCCTTGTCCGCGTGGATCCAGATGACCCCGGTGTCCACGTCGCCGGCCGCGCCGCCGTTGTTCGACAGCAGGATCCCGCCGGCGGTGTCGTTCAGCGTGCCCTCGCTGGAGCCCACGTACCTGGCCCGGTTGCGCTGGTTCGTGGTCACCGCGTTGGGCCGCAGGTAGCAGGACTGCGCGCCGCTCGCGTCCTTCACGAACCGGTACACCACGTAGTACTCCTCGTCGGTGTCGCCGTCGATCCCGGTGCTGAAGTCGTAGGAGGTGACGTGGGTCCCGATCTCCTTGTTCTCGATGAGCTCGAACATCGGGGGGTCGCCGCCGATGAACGTGCTCCCGCTGCGCTTGCCGTACTTCCCGTCCGCGATCGCGCCGATGACCAGGACCGTGGGGCCGCCGGTCTCCTTGATGGCGATAACGTCGGGGAGCGCGGCCGTGCCGCCGAGGCAGTTGGCCAGCTTGACCTTGCCTTTAACACCGGTGGTGGCGTCAGACACCCAGCCGTCCACCAGGGCGGAGCCGTCCGCGATCACGATCTTGGAGGCAGTCGGGGTGGCAGTCGCGTTGGCCGGGTCCTCCACCACCTTCGCGGAGCCGTTCAGCGTGGCCAGGGTGGACGCCGAGCCGCCCCAGCCCGCGGCCAGCTTGCCGGAGCCGTCGGCCTTGGGGATCTTGCTGGCAGCCGGCGTGGTCTGGGCGTTCGCGGGGTCCTCGACGACCTTGGTCGAGCCGTCCAGGCTGGCGTACCCGCTCGCCGCGCCCTTGTTCGCGGTCGCCTCCTTGGCGGCCAGGGCCGCGACCAGGCCGGAGACGTCGGACTGGGGGATCGGCGGGGAGTAGCTCCCGCCGGCCTCCCACTTGAGCCCGGTCGCCTCGCCGCTGTCGGCCGTGAGGACGTAGCCGTCCGCCCCGACGGGCAGGCGCGCGTTGTCGGAGTCGAAGGTGTGCAGGTCGCCCTTGACGGCCAGAGGCGAGGACTCGCCGCCGCCCCCGCCGGTCTCGATCTGCCACTTGCCCCAGCGGCCGCGCGCGGTCACGTCCTGCCAGTCAGGGAGCAGCCAGTCGGCGCCGTCGTCCGGCTCCAGGGAGTCGGGGACGAACATCCAGCGCGCGCGGGAGGGTAGCTGGACGATCTCGTAGTCGCGCGCGAACCCCTGGGGAAACGCGCGGATCTCCGCGAGGCTGTAGGCCATGGCAAGACGTAGTACGAGCGTGCTCATCTAGACAGCGTAGATCCCCATCGGGCAGCCGAGCCTGTGCTCCAGGCCCTCGGGGTAGGCGTAGATCGATGCGCAGCGGATCGCGGCGATGTTCGCGGTGACCTGGCCCATCACCTGGATCCACTCGTGCTGCTTGTACCTGAGGAAAGTCTGAATCATGCCGCCTCCCGCCGTGTCGTAGTGGATCGCCATGCTGACCGCATGCTTCGGCAAGGCAAGCGTCGCGTAGGACGCGTGGATGGTCTGCAGGACCGACGCCCCGTCCATCCCGGTGGCCGAGGGAGTGGTGCCCAGGTCGTACGTGTGGTTGAACTTCTCCATGCGGAAGAAGACGCCCTTCGCCCCGTGCGCGCCCTTCGTGTTCGGCTCCCCGTCGTTCAGGAGAAGGGCGACGCGGTGCCTGACGAGGTCCACGTTCGCGATGATGAAGAGGGCCTTGGTCTTGTCCGCCCCGAAGTTCCAGCCCCAGCAGCCGGTGTCCGGCCCCGTGTCGGAGTACGTGAGCAGGGACTTGTCCGCGGTGATCGTGCCGGTCGCCGACGGGACCTCGAAGTCGCGCGCGGGCCAGGAGTGCAGGCCCTCCTTCTTGTAGGCCCCGGCTCCGACGGGCAGGATCCCGTGGTGGGCGAAGAAGGACTTGCCCAGACAGTCGTCCAGGTTCGTTCCTCCGATGGTTCCGGCTCGTCCAGTGTCCATTAACATTCCTATTCGGCGTAGATCCCGATCGGGGTGGCGAAGATACCCAGGCCGGACCCGCTGGGCGAGGCCAGCAGGGTCGCGCACCGCACCACCGACAGGTGACTGCTGGTCGTCGAGAGAATCTCGATCCAGTTGTCCATGCCAATGCGCAGGAAGCCCTTGATGACGCCGCCGCCAGAGGTGTCCACGTACAGCGCGAGGCCGGCAGGGATCGTCGACAGCGGGGCGTAGTGGACGCTGTTCGCCAGGGCCAGCTGCGTCCACCCGGCCGCGTTGTTCCAGCCGTCCGCGGAGCTGATCCGGCCCAGGTCGTACAAGGTGGCGGACAGGTCGCTGCGCAGTCCGAACGCCTTGGCCCCCGCGGCCTCGTTGGTGTTCGGCTCGGCGTCGTTCAGGAGCAGGATCTGGCGGTTGAGCGTCCCCTGCAGGTGCCCCAGGATGAACAGGGCCTTCGTCTTGTTGGCGCCGAAGTTCCACCCGAAGTTCCCGCGACTGCTGCTGGACCCGGTGTAGATCCCCCACGACTTCAGCGTCGAGTACGAGCCAGCGCCCAGGTTCTGGAAGTCCGGCGTGGGGAACGCGTGCAGCGCCTCCAGCCGGTAGTCGCCCTTCGGCATGAGGCCGTGCTTCTGGAAGAAGGCCTTGCCGAGCATGTCCCCCATGCTCTGGCCGAAGATCGTGCCGGCGCGTCCCGTGTCCATTAACTGACCTCCATATAGGTGAGGCCAATCCGAAGGGGGTTCGCCGCGGTCATCTCGATACCCGCGCTGTTGGCCGTGCCCTGGCGCCTCCCGATGACCGAGACGCGCCAGTCGCCGGCGGCGATGGTCTTGCGCTTGGTGCAGACCAGGGTGGCCCTGTGGCTGCCTCCCAGGTTCGGGGTGACGTAGTACGTCCCGACGAAGTCCTCGGGGGAGCCGGACGGGTTGCCTCCGACCATCTGCTGGAGCCTGATGCCGATCTGGGCGTCGGACTTCCCGAGGAAGTCGGGCAGCGACGTCCCCTGCGCGTCCATCACCACGCGGCGCTCGGCCGTCAGGGTGAAGTCCAGGCGGGAGGTGGGGCACTCGACCCACGACGTGCCGAAGGCGAAGGTGCCGGTCACGACCTCGACCTCGGGCGCCTTGAACACCGGGGGCGCGTTGATGTCGTCGATCTGGTCCTGGAGCGCCTCGTCGGCGGCCTGCATCTGGCCCAGGTTGACCGCGTCGTCGGCCGCGACCCCGTCGCCCAGGTTCTCGATCTTGAACCCGGCCATGTCCAGGTCGCCGGCCATGGGGATCGTGCCGTCGGCCTTCAGGTCGCCGCCTCCGACCGCGTTCGCGGCCAGCAGGAACATGGCGACCGTGCTGTCCTCCTTGATCGTGAGCGGCTCCGTCTCCAGGCCGTACACGCCGAGGGTGACCACGTCGCCGGCGTCCAGGCCGACCATCATCACGTCCTGGAGGAAGACCTCGTTCTCCCCGACGTCGTGCAGGATCATCGGGTACACGCAGGCCGGGGCCTCGATCCCGTTGATGAGCCACTTGACCGAGCCGCCGCCGCCGTTCGCCACGCGCATGCGGGCGACCAGCATGTAGAACCCGTCCTGGGTGGCCACGAACTCGCTGTTGTTCGTGACCTCGTCGTGGAGGTCGGGCTCGGAGGTCGTCCCGTCGTTCTCGTCGGCCTCGAAGAGGACCGGGGAGGTGTCGGTCAGGTCTCCCGTGTTGCGGGCCAGGACGTAGGCGTAGCTCCCGGACAGCGACCCGAGCGCGCCGTCGACCGCGGCCTCGAGCTGCTGGACCGTGACCGCGTCGTCGTCCTCGGTGCCGTTCCCCAGGCTCTCGATCTTGTTCCCGCCCAGGTTCAGGTCCCCGGTCATCGGGACCGAGCCGTCCTTGAGGAGCGCGGTGTTCTCCAGGCCGCCCAGGTCCAGGATGGTGACCCAGACGGGCGCCTCCTCGGTGCCGTCGTTGCGCACGATCGACCGCGCCGTGGTGTTCAGGAACATGCCGCCGATCGCGTACTCGGAGGGGTTGGCCGCGCCCTGCATGATCATGCCGGCGTCGACCTTCTCCCAGTTCTCGTTCAGCGCCTCGGCGCCGGGGTTCGCGGCCTCGGCCCACTGTCCGAGCGCGAGGTTGCGGGTGGTAGAGATGGGTGCGTCGGGCATTCTAGGCTCCCTGCTTCCTGGGCTGGGGCTTCACCACGGCCGGGGTGGCCGGGATAGACCCGGGGTCCTGGGGCGTGATCGCTTCGATGATCTTCTCGACATGCCCGTCGAACGGGCCCCGCTCGGTGGTGGGCTCCGCGACCGAGGGGGCCTGCGCGAGAGGGGCGTCGTTGCCCCCCAGCTGCAGGATCTTCTGCTCGAAGCTCCCGGCGATAAGGTTGATCTGCTCCGGCGTGAGGGTGGGCATCATCTTGTCGAGCACCTTGCCCATCAGGTACTCGCTCTTCAGCACCGCGTCGAACCAGCGCTGGGCGTTGACGTAGTTGCCGGCCGCGTCCTGCAGGGTGAGGATGCTCATCAGCAGGGCGGCTGCCCTGGAGCGCCGCACCACCACGTCCTTGGGGCCGTTGACCTCGCCCGGCTTGAACTGGAAGGGCACGATCGCGGCGGCGCTCGACTGGGAGGCCGCGCTGGAACCGGGCTTCTGGGGCGCCTTCTTGCTCACGCCCTGTTTATACGCCCGCCCAATGATGTTGTATGCGTCCTAATTGCGGCGCGTGGAAAGTATTTGAGGATGCGGTGCGGTGCGCTGGGATGCAGAGAGGGGAAATGGGATATATTAACTACTACTACTTCTTCTTGTTCTTCGGGCTGATTTCCCTGCCCAGCCTGTCCTGGCTGGAGCCGCACTGGGGGCAGACGGGGAAGTCCCTCTCCTCCAGGGCGAGCCGCTCCTGGGCCGTGTACTTCCAGACCAGGCCGTGGCACCGGAAGTAGAACCAGTACTGGCCGTCCTTGAACACCCGGCCTCCGCTCCTCATCACGGCACCAGGATCAGGAGCTTCGAGTGGGACGGGGTGACGACCTCCCACACGGTCCGGGGGCAGCCGTGCGCGGTCTCCCACATGTTCATCTGCTGCCTGCGGAAGCACCCGTACCTGTCCTCGCACTCAGGCGGCTCGTCCTCGTCCGGCACCACCTCGAACTCCGGCAGGCCGTACCCGACGCCGTACGAGACTATACGGTACCGTGGGGGATGTCGGAGCGCGGCGAACGCCTCGAACACGCCGCAGTCCGAACAACGCCTGGCGGGGAGTCCGTAATCCTCGGCTTCAGCCACGTCCACCTCCAGCAGTCCCAGCAGATCTTCCTCGCGCCGTCCGTGTAGAACGCCCTGACCTGGCCCAGGTCGTCGCAGCCGCCCCTGCGGGCGCACTGCGGGCACTGGCACATGGTCTTCACAGCCAGCCCGCCGCCTTGAACAGCTTCGACGTCATCAGCCACACCGAGCTGAACACCGCCGCGTGCCAGACCGACTCCCAGATCTTGGCCCTGTGCTCCCATAGCCGGTACGGGACCCACAGGAGGCCGTACGCCAGGGCCAGCACCAGTATCTTCCTCACTTGCCCTCCTCCAACACGATTCCGCACCTCTGGCAGACCGTCGGCGCCCACGGAGGAGGGCCGGTCTCCGTGCCGTTGCTGGTCCACTGCTTTGCGGGATCGTGGCCCCGCGCCTCGCAGGAATCGAGCCACGCCAGAATCTCCCATATACTCACGCCATCACGTTCGGGTCTGGCCCGAGCCCCTCCAGCTCCATGGTCACGCTGATGCGCTGGCCGGCGATGGTGATCTCCAGGTCACGGACCAGCTTGCCTCCCTGCTTGAGCTCACGGAAGCAGTCGCCGTCGTGGCGAAGGTCGCGGGATAGCTGGGCCGCCAGGTCCCTGGCGATGTTGCACAGGATCTCCTTGCTGTCCCCGAGGCTCTTCTCCGACGTCATGGCGAAGCCTCGGGTGGTGGGCTCCTCCTCGGCGGTATGGTGCGTGGAGATGGCCGCCCCGTAGCCCTTGGTGTAGGACGTGCCGATCCTGCCGTCCGCGGACTTGTAGACCTCGAACTTACCGCCTCCCGGCATCGAGGTCCTGAACCCGGGCGGGAGCTTGCCCTCCTTGAACGACCTGTACAGCATGTCGGCGATCTTGTCCGAGTCGGCCAGCTCCTCGGGCGTGGGCATGGCCCTCCTCTCGGGCTCCATGCCCGGCATCTCGCTTCCGTCCCATCTTCCCATCATCGTCGCCCTCTTCGCCGCCTCGCTAAAGCTCGTCATGCTGGCCGCGTAGGCCTCCATCCGATGCAGCAGCTTGATGGTCTCCTTGGCCTTGAGCTCGGCCAGCTCGCGGCGGCTCATCTTGTACAGGACCCCACCGTCAAGCTGCGCCCGACTGGTCAGCAGACCGGATCCGCTCGGGTGCTCAAGTGTCAGGTCGATGTACGTGCACGCCCCGGCGACGTCGCTGCTCTCGTCCATCCGGACCTTGTACCCGTCCGCCATGAGCCGGCACAGGTGGGGAAGCTCCCTGGCCAGCGGTCCCAGCTCCACCGTCTTGTCTCCCACGCTACACCTTCCTCAGGGACGGCTTGCGCCTGGCCCTCTTCTCGCGCCGACGGGCGACGTCGAGCCGGTGCACGGCCTCGAGCAGGTCCCGGTAGTTGTGGAACCAGAGGTCCATCATCCGGCGCATCAGGCCGAAGTCCTCGCCCTTCGCGTAGAGGCCGTAGATCGGCCGCTTCGACGCCCAGGCCGCCCCGACCTCAGCCGCCGCGTCCTTGCCGGACGG